TCAACACTCTCAAAGGTGCCAACCTCAAGAGCATTGCTCTCAGTGAAGCCACTGCATTGGGTGTAGGCGCATTGCAAGGTGCGTTGCCTGGTGCTGTACGAGCAGTAACTAACGCAGCTGACGGCATAATTTTTCCTGCAGGTAGTAGTTCAGTCTTGAGCAGACTTAGTGCTGCTGCTCTAAGTGCGGATATTCTAAAAGCAGCCTTACCTGGCGGGGTACGAGCAGTAACCAATTCTGTAGACGGCGTGATATTTTTGCCCACCACTACTACAAGACAGTTAGGTGACATTGTTACAGGAGCAGGAGCTGACGTTCTAAGTAGATCGAGTGCTGTACAAACTCCACCGGGTGCGCCAGTGGTACCAGCTAGTGTAACAATTACTGCAACATCAACAGGTACAGTAGTAATCAAAGGACCAGAATCTTTGGATCGAGTTGCTGCCCAGCGAATTTTTGATCAACAGTTGTCTAGTGGGTCATTGATAGGACTAGCACCTGGTGCTGTCATAAGTGCAGCAACACAGGTTGCTAGTGGCCTGGTTACAGCTGAGTCTCAGTTGCTGCAACAGATTGCTCAAACTTCAAGTCAGGCAGAACAAGTAACTCCTGCTAGATCTATAGCTGATATTCTAGTAAAGTTTCCAATTACCAATGGTATTACAGTGTCTGACTATGCAAAACAACCTGCAGAAACTACTGGATTAGGTAATATGACTGCGGTGCAACTCACCAGCGTGTTGGCACAGGTGCGCAAACTAGCAGCACAACCAGCCACTGTGGTCACAGCGCAAGGTCTGGGATCATACGCACTCACAGCAGCACAATTAGCAGCCGCTGGCTACGTAAAGCCAGCAATAGCTCAACTGATGCAGACCAGGCAAAACTCTTTGCCTAATGTACTGAAAAGTCCTGCGGCCTGGACTGGTCTTGACGGGGCAACTTCACTGCAACAGATGTTGTCCAACGAATCTCTACAGCAGCAAATACAAGTAACTTTGATGAATATGGGACTGAGCTATCTCAATCAAGTAGGTATTGCAGTTGCACAATTTCCTGCACGAACTCAAGCAGGCGCGATACTTAGCGCAGCCAAAGATCCGGCTGCTGCCCAAGCTTGGTTACGCGGACAAACTGTTAGTGCTTCCGACAATGAACTGTTTAGTCAGTTTGTGAGAGATGGTGCATATGCAGTGGACTTTGTGGACAACAAAATCAACAATGCCATGGCCAACGAAGCAGATCCGGTAGGGATAACTAATGCTACCAATCGTACCAGATTGGATGCTGCTACTAATAGAATTGTGGGAAATCCCAAAGTGCCGCAACTGTTGTATGGTAATGAACCAGTAAATCCTGTGTTAGCAGCAGAATATGTTCGACTGCGCCTGGTGTTGGTCGCCGCGCAAAGTTCTGTAGATGCAGTGGTAGCACAAGCAACAACAGTACAAAACGCTGTGTTACGACAGAGTCTCTTGAAAAATTTTCAATCAGCGATGAACACTCTAAGGAATCAAGTAGCTGCGGTGCGACAGCAAGCTACTTCTGCAGCACCAATATCTCCTGCACTGATAACACAACTAGAGCTGTTGCTGCAACAAATAGACAATTTGATAGCCAGAATCAACAACAATATTCAGTTGATTGAACGAGCTAGATCCCAACTACAACGCCGATAAATATTGTTATGGCTACATTCGTCGGTTTCAACACCATTAACCAATTCAAAAAGTTTACCCTCACAGACTTTGAGTTGATCAAGCGCGACCTGTTGAATGCGTTCAACATACGTCCTGGGCAACTGCCTGGACGCCCAGCATACGGCACATCATTGTGGAGTTTTGTATTTGAACCACAAACCCAAGAGACCCAAACTTCTATTCAGACTGAAGTGCAACGTGTGGCTGGTGGCGACCCTAGGATTTTTGTAAGCCAAGTAGATGTTTACCCTCAAGAAAATGGTATTCTATTGGAAATACAACTCACGGTGGTGCCTACCACAGATGCCAAGATACTGAGCATTTTCTTCGACCAACAACAACGCACAGCCAGCTACGTATAACTGCGCCGTTTTTAGTCTCCATAAATACTTCAAGGTGACAAAAAGGTTCAACGAGCATGGCAAAAACCACTAGACAAACAGCAATTTTCGGCGTAGAAGATTGGAAACAAATATATCAGACCTACCGGGAAGCTGACTTCCAAAGCTACGACTTTGAGACTCTGCGCAAGAGCTTTGTAGACTATTTGAGATTGTACTATCCTGAAACTTTCAACGACTACATTGAAAGTTCAGAATTTATTGCGCTGTTGGATATCATTGCGTTTATGGGACAGAGTCTTGCGTTCCGTACTGACCTTAACACTCGTGAGAACTATCTAGACACAGCAGAACGTCGTGACAGCGTGGTTCGCCTGGCCAACTTGGTCAGTTACGATCCCAAGCGCAACACAGCATCCAGTGGCTTTCTCAAAGTGTTCAACGTAACAACTACAGAAAACGTTACAGACTACAACGGTATCAACCTCAGCAATGTCACTGTAGACTGGGCTGACCCCACAAACCCAGACTGGCAAGAACAGTTTACCACCATTATCAATGCTGCTCTAGTAGACAGCCAGCGTGTGGGACGGCCGGGAAATCGCCAGACAATTTTAGGTGTGCGTACAGATGAATATGCCATCAACCTGCTGCCAGGCTTCTTGCCAGTAGTACCATATACAGCCACTGTTGACGGTGTGTCAATGCCGTTTGAAGCAGTGACTTCTACCAGTGTAGGCCGCGACTATGTGTACGAGCCATCACCGCGTGCCAATGCACCATTCAATGTGTTGTTCCGTAACGATCAGTTGGGCTTTGCTAGTGCCAACACTGGTTATTTCTTTGCGTTCAAGCAAGGTACCCTAATCAACACAGACTTCAACTTGGCTGAACGCATCAGCAACCGCACTGTGAACATCAACGTGGAAGGTGTCAACAACGAAGATCGTTGGTTGTACCAATTGGACAACGTGGGCAACATCACCCGTGAATGGGAATATGTGGAAAGTGTATACACTGCCGCAGCAGAACAGCAAGTAGAACTACGCCCAATCTACAGCACCACTAGCAGAACCAACGACCAAATTACTCTGGTGTTTGGTGATGGTGTGTTCAGCGAAATCCCAGTGGGTATTTTCCGCTGCTATACTCGTGCTAGCAACGGCTTGGAATACATTATCAATCCTGCTGAAATGCAAAGCGTGAGTATTCCCATCAGTTATACCAGCCGCAGTGGCAACCTTGAGACTATCACTTTTACCTGTGGTATCACACAACCTGTGACCAATGCTCAGGCTCGTGAACCCATTGACGCAATCAAACAACGTGCTCCTGCTCGTTACTATACACAAAACCGTATGGTCAACGGCGAGGACTACAACCTGTTTCCTTACACACAATACAACAGCATTATCAAGAGCAAGGCTCTAAATCGTGCGTCAATTGGAACCAGTCGCTATCTTGACCTTGTGGATAATACCGGCAAGTATAGCAGTACCAATAGCTTTTCCAGCGACGGCGCACTATGGGAAAACAACATACTGCCCACAATCTTGTTTGGATGGACTAACCGCAACGAAATTGCAGACTTCGTGACCAACAGCGTGCAACCGCAGTTGACTGAAGCCACAATGAAACAATTCTACTACGATAATTTTCCTCGTGTGTACACCAATGCTGCACCAGCAGGCAGCTTTGTGGTAGGGCAGACGTACATTATTGCCACAGTGGGCACTACCAACTTTATAGCAGTGGGTGCCGGAGACAACAACGTAGGCACTGCATTCATAGCCACAGGTGCAGGATCAGGTACAGGCACAGCTTTTGTGAGTGTGGCTGGCAGCACATGGCAACAAAGCACTACACTTGCCAACGAAACCACAGGCTACTTTAAAAATTCTGCGGGCACAGCTATTCCTGTTGGACCCAGTAGCGGCACAGATTTCAAGTATGTGCAAGTAGGTAGTTTGATCAAGTTCGTGGCGCCAATTATCAACGGGCAACCCTATTACTTTGATCGCAACAATCGACTGCAAGCCGGTATCCCCACTCGCCCTGACGAACGCACAGAAATTTGGGCCAGCCCTCAAGCCATTGTAGGCGACGGCTACAACAACGGTCTGGGCAACTTGAGTTCAGGAGCAGGACCAGTCACAATCAATAACTTTGTGCCCACAGGCGCTGTGGTCAGCGAAATCATTCCGCTGTTTGTGACAGACCTTCCTTTGAGTATAGAACAGCAAATGGGCGATCAAATTGAACTGTTCCGTGACTTTGGCCTGGGCTACAATAACCTTACAGGTACTTGGTATATTATTACCAGTACTAACCTAGATCAAGACGCTGCCTGGAGTGACACCAACGCAGGCTCTACTTCAGGAACCAACAGTGACGCCAGCTGGCTAGTACAGTTTGTGGTAGAGAATCAAAACTACACAGTGACATTCCGTGGCCTGGCCTACTACTTTGGATCAGTGCTTCAAACTCGTTTCTTCTTCTATGGCGATCAACTGATCTATGACAGCAGAACAGGCACCATCATCAAGGACTTTATCAACGTGTTGGCCATGAACACACAACCTGATGATTCGGCTCCACTGGAAGGCGATGTGATCATGGACATTATCGGACAGCCAGTAGAGTCAGATGGTTATGTTGACGACTTTCAAGTTCTGGTCAGCTTCCGTGATAGCGACAACGACGGTGTACCCGACAATCCAGACTTCTTTAAAGAAATTGTTGCACCTGAGGTAAATGACAATCAGAAACTGGTGTTCCTGCAACAAACAGTGGACTTTGACAATCTACAAAGATATTTGTTGGTCGAAGAAGGCATTGTCAACAGTGACTATGCTACTCTTGATGACATTGAGTTGGTCAAGAGTGAGTGGAGTCCAGGACAAATTTTTTATGCATATGATCAAGTCAACAATGACGGCTCAGTTGGTGCATTCTACTTGTTGAGCATCAACATTGCTGGTGTACGCACGCTGGTATCGCAGTCAGGATGGATTGCACGCACTGGTCGTCAAGATCTGTACTTCCAGTATCGTCACAATTCACCGCTGACCACACGTATTGATCCAGGTACCACAAACATCATTGACTTGTACGTGGTTACACAGGCCTATTACACAGCATATCAAAACTGGATTCGTGACACCACTGGTACTGTACCTGAGCCCAGTGTGCCCACAATTGACGAGTTAAGCACGGCATATCAAGGCTTGCAGGACTACAAAATGATTTCTGACAACGTGGTCTTGAACTCAGTAAACTTCAAGCCCTTGTTTGGAGCCAAAGCAGCAGCACAGTTGCGAGCCACCATCAAGGTGATTCGTGCGCAAGGATCAACAGCGTCAACAAGTGAAATCAAGAGTTCAGTGATTGCTGAAATGAACACATATTTCAGCATTGACAAATGGAACTTTGGGGATACATTCTACTTCTCAGAGCTGGCAGCATACCTGCATCGTCAGTTGGGAACTATTATCAGTTCTGTGGTCCTGGTACCATTGGATCCACAAAAGAGTTTTGGTGACTTGTATGAGATTCGTTCAACTCCCAACGAAATATTCGTGAATGCAGCAGACATAACTAATATAGATGTGATTGAGGCTTTGACCAGCACCAATCTCCGAACAGCCCCTGGTAGCGGAGTAATTTAATGGCAAGAGTACGTAGTGTAGAATTTTTACCTGAAATCTTTCAGACTGATGTCAACAAGCAGTTTTTGGCTGCGACTCTGGATCAGTTGATTCAGGAGCCTAAGTTCAAAAAGACTCAGGGCTTTATTGGCCGCAGCGTGGGCCCTGGTGTAAACCCCAATGACAGTTATGTAATTGAACCCAACAAAACTCGTGCTGACTATCAGTTAGAAGCTGGTATTGTGAGTCTAGAACCTGATACCAGCCGAGTTCGAGATGTTATGACGTATCCAGGCATACTGGATTCAGTCGAGTATCAAGGCGGTGATTCCAGCCGTCCTGATCAACTGTTTGAAAGTCAGTACTACACTTGGGATCCATTCATCAATTGGGATACTTTTATCAACTTTAGTCAGTACTTTTGGATTCCTGGCGGCCCTGCATCTGTAGATGTGGCAGCAACTGGGGTACCAGCTACTGACAATTTTGTAGTAGATCGTGCTGATGGTTCGTACACCTTCTCAGGCCTGGCTGGAACCAACCCTACAATTGATCTAGTACGCGGCGGCAGCTACACATTTCAAGTTGCACAAAACGACAAAGAAACTGTCAACTATCGTGTGAGCAATGCTGGTATCAGCAGCTACGTGATTGATTCACGAAACAATCCCACTCTGTCACTAGTGCGTGGTAACACCTATGTGTTTACCATGAACCTAGACGGGGTATATCCTTTTTATATCAAGACAGCTCCTACCACAGGTTTGAGCAATGTCTACAATTCAGGTGTGACCAACAACGGAGCAGTTGTGGGACAGGTCACATTTGTGGTGCCACAAGACGCACCTGACACCTTGTACTATGCCAGTGCTACACAAAGCAACATGCAAGGCACAATAACCGTGACCAACGCCGATGCTGGCACGGGCCCGGGATTCTGGATTCAGTCGGCACCGGGCATTAGTGGCCGCGTGCCCATTACTCCCAACATCAGTTCAAGAGATGTGTTTGGTGTCACAAACAACGGCGAAGATCTTGGCACAGTTACGTTCAACGTTCCGACCAAGACGGCGCAAGACTTCTACTATGCTCTGCCCAGCATTGGTACAGTGGATCTGATCACTGACCTCAAGTTTGATCAACTAGACAACATTTCAGTGGCTGATTTTATTGCAACCTATGGCGGCATTGATGGCATTACAGAACTCAATGGCCGCACGTTGGTGTTTACTCAATCCATAGTTGAACCTGAACTAGGGGGCTGGTACAAAACCACACTGTATGATCCCTTGGATCGAGATGATTCTCTCAATGGTCAAGTAGGCAGCTATGACAGTTTGCTGTATTCAGAAACTACTGAAGTTCCGCTAGAACAACGATTTGGTATCTGGCAAATTGAATATGTCAACGACGACGGTTATGTTTACATGACCTTGAACAGCGTTCAGCTGATCAACAATCTTGAAAAATTTACTGTGCGATATGGCAACACCTATGCCAGCACACAATGGTACAAAAATGATGCAGGGTTCTTTAGAGAAATCCCGTTGCTGACAGCAGCGCAAGACGTCTTGTACTATCAAGACGGCACGGACCCAGAAATATTTGGTCGTATTCGCTTGATCGAGCAAACACAAAGCGACACCTTGTTTATTGATGAAATATTGGGCAAAACATCGTACACTAGCCCCAATGGTGTGACATTTACCAATGGTCTCAAAGTGGTATTCCGTGGTCAAGTAGAACCTGCTAGCTACATTGATCAAGAGTATTACATCAGTGGTGTGGGAGCAGCTATAGAATTGTTGCCAGTAATCAACTTCATAACTCCTGAAACCTATGTAGTCGATGGTGACGACAGTACAGAAGCCACCGAACCAGGGGAACTGGACTACTTGACCATTGATCGTGCGGCACTGGATCTCAATGCCTGGAGTCGCAGCAATCGTTGGTTCCACATTGATGTGCTCAATGCCACTGCTGCCTACAACAACACAGAAGTAGTGATTGACAATGCATTCCGTGCCAAGCGCCCTGTGATTGAATTCCGTGGCGGCATTCGCATGTTCAACATGGGCACTGAAGGCAAGCAACCAGTCAGCATCATTGACTTTGAAGAAACAGACGCATTCAGCAACATTGAAGGCAGTACCGGTTATTCAGTTGGTGGGTTTACATTCGAACAAACTAATCCTCCACAACGAGTTATTTTTGCCGCAGATCTTGACGCCAACGTGAGAAACAAGATCTGGGAAGTGAATTTTATCATTCCTGACTCAGTTCCGCCCCTAATTACGCAACCAATTATTCACCTGACTTTGGCCACTGACGGCGAAGTACTAGTTGATCAAAGCACTGTATGTCTAGACGGAACTGAACTCAAAGGTGTGTCATTCTGGTATGACGGTGTTGCTTGGATTCCTGCTCAACTCAAGACTGGTGTTCAACAGGCTCCACTATTTGACATTTATGATGCTGCTGGCGTGAGTTTTGCCAACCTTGTGAAATATCCGTCAACTACATTTGCTGGCAGCAAATTGTTTAGCTATGCTGTGGGAGACACCGGTGTGTTAGACCCTGTGTTGCAATTTCCTTTGCAGTACTTGAACCTCAACAACGTAGGAGACATTGTTTTTGAAAACAATCTCTACAAAGATACTTTCTTGTATGTGCGAGACAACGTCAGTGTTACTGAATCTATCAGCAACGGTTTTGTGAGAGAATATGACACAAGAACATTGTTCCAACGACAAATTGGATGGAACACTGCGGCCACAGACACACAAATTCGACAACAGTTCAAATTTACCTATACTGGCGAACTGCTAAAGCTGGATGTATCAGCACAGTCCACAGACTCTAACATACCAGCCGTGCAAGTATACGTGGGGTCAGTTTTCCGTGACCCAGGATCCTACACAGTTGCAACCGCAGCTAATTCAACCACAATTGCGCTAGACAACACATATGCAATTGGAGACATAGTGGAAGTGTTGGTGTTGAGTGATCAAATCAGTCAGGTGGCTTTTTATCAAGTACCTATCAACCTGGAAAAGAATCCCATCAACGGCAACAGCGACACATTTACACTGGGCACTGTTCGCACACACTACGAGTCAATCTGCGAAAATTTAACCACACTACGTGGTCCAATCAACGGCGCCAACAACACACGAGATCTTGGCTATATTGGAACGTACGGCCAGGTAATTTTACAACAAAGCGCACCCTTGGTGCTGGCTGGCTATTTTAATCGTTCGCAAGACTACAACATTTTTGCTAGTCTACAATACAACTCCAGAGAGTATCAAAAGTTCAAGAACTTGATGTTGGAAGAAGTCACCAGACTCACTATTGGATTTGAAACGCCTGGTCAACTGTTGACACAGGCCATGGAGAATCTCACTGCTGGACGAATTGAAATCAATCCGTTTTACTGGAGTGACATGCTACCCACCGGGTCAGTGTTCATTGAAAATTCCTATACAGTGGGTTTGATCACTACCAACGTGTTTGACACTGTGCAAGTATACAATTATACATCAGCTAACTATCTTGGCTTGCTGGTGTACAAAAATCAACAATTGCTCACACGTGGATTTGATTATGTGGTAGCCACAGATGGTCCTCGTATCACAATCACCGTACCACTGGCCGTAGGTGACATAGTATCCATTCAAGAGTATCCTGAGACCTATGGTAATTTTGTACCCAACACTCCTACAAAGTTGGGACTGTATCCAGCGTATCGTCCTGAAATTGCAATAACACAAACCACAACAGGTACAGCAGTGGTCATAGTAGGCCATGACGGCAGTCAGACCCCTGCGTTTGAAGACATTAGAGATCAAGTGCTGTTGGAATTTGAAACTCGCATCTACAACAACTTGAAACTGGACGGAAATCCTGTACCTTTGTTGATCACAGATGTGTTACCCGGCAATTTCCGTGAAACTGGATATTCTTATTCAGACATCAACGACTTGTTGAGCACAGACTTTTTGAGTTATGTGGGCTGGAACAAACTGGACTATACTTCGCAAAACTTTTTGTCTACAAACCAGTTTTCTTGGAACTACAGTAGCAGCCAGAACAAACTGAGCTTTAACCGCCCTGACAACACTAACCTGTTGGGGGCCTGGCGCGGCATCAACCGTTATTTCTACGACACAGAAAATCCTGCACTGACCCCTTGGGAAATGCTGGGCTTCTCAATCAAGCCCACCTGGTGGAACACTGTGTATGGCCCTGGACCATATACCAGCGACAACTTGGTGCTGTGGGACGACCTTGAAGCAGGTCGTGTGGCTGATCCCAACGGTGCTTATGTGTTGCCAGCATATGTTCGTCCAGACTTAACCACTGTGATTCCTGTAAACAGCGAAGGCAGCTTGTTGAGTCCGTTTGCTAGTGTAGTAGGCGGATATGACGAAACTAGTTTTCAGAAGTCATGGGCCGCAGGAGACGGCGGCCCTGTAGAAGCATCATGGTGGAATTCCAGTGCATACCCATTTGCAGTCATGCGAGTGCTGGCACTAACACGCCCAGCCAAATTCTACAGCCTGTTTGCTGATCGTGATTTGTATCGATACAACGAGGAATTTGATCAATATCTGTATCAAGATCGTTACAGACTAGATGCCAATGACATCACAGTCTACGGAGATGGAGTCAGCAAAGCCAGCTATATCAACTGGATTGTGGACTACAATCGTCAATCTGGTACCAACAGTACTGCGGAACTTGAAGCAGATCTAGGTAGCCTGGATGTAAGACTGTGCTACAGAATGGCCAGCTTTTCAGACAAACAGTACATCAAGATGTACACTGAAAAGTCCAGCCCTAACTCCTTGAACTCAACCCTGCTGATCCCTGATGAAAGCTACGACTTGTTGCTGTACAAGAATCAGCCGTTTGATCGAGTGATCTACAGCAGTGTGATTGTGCAGATTGTAGAAGGCGGTTACGCAGTGTACGGTTATAGTACCACACAGCCGTTCTTTAATATCACAGTGAGTCAAGGTATTGGACGTCTCAAATCATATACTGCGGGCAATATTACAGTACAAGTGCCCACCGTTTACACAGATACTGTGGTCAAGGTTCCATATGGCTATGTGTTTACCAATCAAACCAGCGTGTGCGACTTTTTGCTAAGTTATGGTAATGTGTTGGAAAAACAAGGCCTGACATTTACTGATCGTGCTAATGGTTTTGAGTTGGACTGGTCACAAATGGTACAAGAGTTCTTGTACTGGAGTCAGCAAGGATGGGAAGTCAACAGCCTGATCAACCTGAACCCTCTGGCTAGTGGTCTGACTATTACTAAACCGCAGAGTGTAGTTGACAGCGTGGTCACACAGACATCAGAAAATGTGCTGTTGAATCAGAACAAGCGTGAATTACCAACCAAGAATCTAAATATTGTTCGCTTGGACAATACCTTGACTCTGCAACCACTCACTGCTGAAGCGTTGAGTTTTGCAGATCTTAGATTCACAAACTTTGAACACATGATTGTGCTCAACAACCGCAGTGTGTTTGGAGACCTGATTTATGAACCTATCACGGGAGCTCGTCAGAGTCGATTGAACTTGGTTGCTGTGACTTCTACTGAGTGGAACGGCACAGTTGATGCACAGGGCTTTATTCTCAACCAAGACAATGTGCAGGAATGGACCGGACTCAAGAAGTACAGCAAAGGTGAAATTGTCAAGTACAAAGACCAGTATTGGAGTGCAGCCACAATTGTAGATCCCAGCACTGAGTTCAAGTTTGATCAGTGGTTCAAGAGTGACTATGAACAACTAGAACTGGGCTTGTTGCCCAACATTGCCAACAAAGCTGATCAGCTGGCCAACAGCTACAGCTTGAACACTGCAAACCTAGAGCTAGACAACGACCTGTTGAGCTACGGCCTGATTGGCTTTCGTCAACGCCAGTACATGTCGGCCCTGAATCTAGATGATGTCAGTCAAGTCAACGTGTACCAGCAGTTCTTGAAAACCAAAGGTACTATTCTGTCAGCAGAATTACTGAGCCAGGCCAATCTTGGAAAAGAATCAGCAGACTACAAGATCTTTGAAAACTGGGCAGTTCAACGTGCTGTATATGGAGCCAATGCCAACCGCAGCTTTGTTGAATTGCGCCTAAATCGCGCACTGTTGAATTCTAATCCAAGCTTGGTACAAGTGATTTTGCCACAGCAGTCAAGCCAAGCTGACCAAACAGTGTTGTTGAGCAACGTGTGGCGACAAAGCTACAAACTAACATCGCCTAATTTTTTACCCACCACCACCACCACAGTCACAGACACTGCCTTGCCCACAGCTGGTTATGTGAATTTGGACGATGCGGACATTACTATATTCAGCCTAAACGACTTGTCGTCTATACAAGCTAATCTTGACGCAGTGTCAGTTGGGGCAACAGTATGGGCTGCCAAAGTCAACAACTACGACTGGAATATCTATCGTTGCGTACAAGTTCCTGGTTATATTGATCATGTGTGCGACAATCTTGACGGCACTAGTATCTGTAATTTTACTCAGCCACATGGTCTTGCAGTAGGCGACAAATTGATCATCAAATTTTTTGATTTTGAAATTGACGGAGTGTATGAAGTACTAGAAGTCACTGGTGTCAATACTCTAACCATTGCATACACCTTTACTAGCGCACAAAATCAAATCAATGGTACCGGCATTGGATTTACGTTGCAAACACAACGAGTAAGTCAACCCAGTGATATTTTGAATCTGCCATATGCAAATGAAATTCAAACTGGAAATAAGGTATGGGTTGACAACGCTGGCAACGGCCAGTGGGCCGTGCTGGAAAAACAAAATCAGTTCTCAGATGTTGTAGAATTAGCACCTGAGTTGCTGGATGCCACAGAACAATATGGTCAAAGTATTGCACAGGCTCGAACCCGCTTGGCTGCACTGGTTGGTAGTCCACGCTATGGATTTGCAAGTGGTACAGCAACGGGCGGTATCTATACCTATGTCAAGAACTTCTCTGGCAGTTATCAACCAGTAAGTCCTACAGACAGCGGTGATGCTATTCTTGTGTTGGGCGCAACAGGAGTTCGCGGATACGGTAATGCCGTGGACTTTGGTAATCAGACCTGGGCAGGCGCAGGCGCTAGCTTGAGTTTAGGTCCTGCTAGCGAAGCAGATGTTGGATATGCAGCAGTGATCTATCGTGATCCTGCCCTAGGCCAACCAGGCATAAACCCATATGCACAATGGCAATTGTTGACTCCTCCTGTCAGTGGCGATCGTATTTTGCCTGGGGAATTTGGATACAGCGTTGCAGTCAGCACAGACGAACACTGGATGTATATTGGCTCACCAGGGGTGAACAAAGTTCATGCATATGCTCTTGTAGATGTGCAAAATCAATTCATTAGAACGCGGGGCAACGGTGTTACTACCACTTATCAAATTGCCAATGCTATACAAATTGACAACAATCTTCAGTTGGAAGTCAGTGTCAACAGCAACACTCAGACTCTGGGTGTGGACTATGTTATAAACGGATTCTCTGAAGTGGTGTTTACAACACCCCCGCCTGTGGGAGAAGTAGTAGATATCAGTCGCAAAACTTTGCTGACAATAACCAACAGCGGAACACAGCAACTTGCTACGTCTTTGTTCACAGTAAACAACATTGACTCATTCTCGGTGCTGGCCAACGATGTGTTGTTGCGTCCCAACATTGACTACACCTACAACAACGGGACTGGTCTCTTGACCTGGATCAATGCTCCTGCAGGCGGTGTCACTATTGTTGTTCGCGCTGACAAGCATTTTGTGTATGTTGACACTCTCACCGTGGGCGGACTTGCAGCAGATGCAAGATTTGGTCACAGCGTGTCAACTACCACAGACGGGCGTCAAGTCTTGATTGGCTGTGCTGATCAGACAGTTGACGGCAAAGTAGAAGCAGGTAGTGTGTATGTGTTTGACCGCAACGTACAACGATTCATTTACGGCACAGAAACTTCGTCTGTAACATTTACTGTGCTGGGCGCAGTGACTGCTCCTGTAAGTGTAATTGTAAACAACCAGTTCTTGACCAATCAAGTTGACAGCACCATAAACGCAAACAACACATTTACTGTGTCTGGTAATGACATTACCATACAAGATCCGTTGCAAGTTGGTGACGTGATTGAGATTGAAACCAATCAATTTGTATTGACGCAACAAGTCAAACAACAAACAGTGAATGCATCTAATGCAATAGTTGATAATCCAATGGAGTTCACTAACTTTGGACAAGCTCTTGACATTTGCAGCTTTAATTGCAGCTTGTATATTGGCGCACCACAGGACAGCACACAAGAATGGAAAGCAGGTAGCGTACAACGCAGTGTGAACCAAAGCAGAGTGTACGGTACCATTACCGCCACAGTGGCCAATCCTGTACTGACTGCTGGACAGACCCTGCGAGTCAACAACATAGATGTTGCAGTACCTAACGCACCAAACAACACTGTAGTTGGTCTAGCCGATGCTATCAATAATCTAGTAACACTAGGCGGAGTACCAAACGTAACAGCATCTGTTAGTGCTACAGGCTTTTTGACTATCTCAGTCAAGAATACTGATTCAGCAGCCCCTGGCAACAAACTGCAAGTAGCACCGGGCTCATCAACAGGAAGTACAGTGTTTAGTGCTTTGGGATTCAACACTTTTGTGTTCACACAAAGCATCTACAGTCCTTATCCTGTGGAGTTTGCTGCATTTGGCGCCAGTGTCAACATAGACGACACTGCTGACAACCTTGTGGTTGGCGCACCAGGTGGCACACAATACATTGTAACAGAGTTTGATGAAGGTGAAACTGACTTTGACGGTAACAGTACTATTTTCTTCAGTACCATTGTGCAGAGTGGTGTAGTATACACTTACGATTACTTGCCTAGCGCAGGTGATTCTACATTGAATCCTGGCAAGTTTGTGTTTGGTCTACAAATTGCAGACAACGGCGCTGGCACTTACGACAACTACGGCATTGCAGTGAACTACACTGATGGTGTGCTCATGGTAGGTGCTCCAGGCAACGATTTTGGTGACAGCAGTGCTGCCAACCGCGGGCGTGTGTTTGTGTTTGAAAATCCTGATCGTACACCAGCTTGGACTGTGATACGTGAACAACAACCTGTGGTAGATGTGCGCTTGCTCAACAGCGTGTTTGCATACGACAGAATCACCAGTGCTCGTACAGAATTCTTTGACTTCTTTGATCCACTACAAGGCAAGATCCTTGGTGCAGCCAAACAAAACATCAATTACATTGGTGCAGTTGATCCAGCAGCATACAATTCAGGACCAGTTAACAATCAAGGCAACACATGGACCTCAAGTCGTGTGGGAGAAATTTGGTGGGATATCAGCACAGTGAGATTTGTTGATCCCAACCAAGACAGTATTGTTTACGCAAGTCGTCGTTGGGGACAAGTGTTTCCAGGCAGTAATGTAGACGTGTACCAGTGGATTGAATCTACTGAGCCACCAGCCAGCTATACAGGTCCAGGAACACCGCTGAACGTGTTCTCATATTCAGTCAACAGCAGCCTCAGCAATGATGGCACATTCAACACCTACTACTACTTCTGGGTGCGTGGTATCACCACTGTGGCCACCAACCGTGGCAAAACACTCAGTGCTGAAACTGTGGCCCGTTATATTGAAAATCCCAAAGCTAGTGGCATTCCCTACATAGCAGCAATCAATGCCAGCACAGTGGCCATATACAATGCAGGCACAGTAATTGAAGCAGAAGACACAATTCTCAGCATTGAGTTTGATCGCGAATTCACTAACGACAACGTTCACGTGGAATATGAGCTGATTGCACAAGACAAAGAAGACGGATTCTTGAGTGACGGCCTATATCGTAAACTACAAGACAGCTTCTGCGGAGTTGACACATTTGGTAACCTGGTGCCTGATCCCAACTTGAATGCAGCAGAACGATTTGGTGTGCAGTTCCGCCCACGACAGTCAATGTTTGTAGATCGCTTTGAAGCACTGAAGAACTACATTGTTCGTGCCAATACCGTGCTGGCTCGTTTCCCAATTGTGGAAAATCGCAGCTTTGCATTGTTGAATTCCAGCGAGCCGTTGCCACCAGCTCAAACTGGTGCCACAGTGAACTGGAACCTGCAAGTGGCCAACTTGGAAATTCTCAGCTTCCAAAACATTAATGCAGTGCCATTGGGCTACAAGTATCTGGTCACTAGCGACAGCAGCAACAACGGCTTGTGGACCATTTATGAAGTGCAATTGTCACAAGGTCCATTGTTGGGCATTAAAGAATTAGTACTGGTTCGTGTGCAAAACTACGATACCAAGCGTTACTGGAACTATATCAATTGGTATCTGCTAGGATACAACCCCAGCACCAAAGTTGTGGCCGAAGTACCAAACTTCAGTACTCTAGAAACACTGAATCTACCAGTGGGATCAAGTGTGCTGGTCACTGCCAACGCACAAGGCAAGTTTGAAATTTACCTACGCACTGACATTGCATGGCAGCGTGTGGCCTTGCAGGATGGTACCATTGAGATAAGTGCGCAGATATACGATTATGCACTGGGACGTTTTGGATTTGACGTTGAAGTGTTTGATGCTCAATACTTTGATCAAGAGCCAGTGATTGAAACTCGCAAAATCATTCAGGCCATCAACGAAGAACTGTTTGTTGATGACTTGTTGCTGGAACGAAACCGCAGTCTAGTGCTGATGTTCAACTATGTGCTGAGTGAATTTGCAGCACCTGAATGGCTTGTTAAGACATCTTTGATTGATGTGGATCATAGAATTCGTGAACTAGCACCGTTCCAGAATTTCCGCCAAGACAATCAGGAATTTGTTCTGGACTATATTCAAGAAGTCAAACCATATCACGTGCAAATTCGTGAGTTCAACCTGTTGTACAACGGTCAAGATCAGTACTTTGGCAGTTTAACAGACTTTGATGTGCCTGCATACTACGATACCAGCTTGACTGTGCCTCAATATATCAGCCCAATCTTGCTGCCATATGATGCTGGCACAGCTGAAGTAGACAACACCCTTAGTGACGCAGAAGCCAATTCTTTGGTCTGGCAAGCATGGCCATATAGCCAGTGGATTGCTAACTATTTGTTGACGCTGGACAGCATTACTCTTGTGAACCCTGGATCAGGCTTTACTGATGTTCCTACAGTGACCATAGTTGGTGATGCTGCGGTACCTGCTACAGCACAGGCGTTTTTGAACTCATTGGGTGAGATTGCGTTCATTAGTGTGATCACTTCTGGATCAGGATACCGTGCAACACCAACTATTGTGTTTGATGGCGGCAACGGCACAGGAGCTCAAGCCTACGCTGTGATGGGCAACGACTTAGTTCGAAGCTTCAAGACAGTGATCAAGTATGACCGATATCAATATCAGTCATCAATTGTTGAATGGCAACCCAGCGGCTATTATGAAGATGGTACGCTTGTGCGATATGACGATCAAGTATGGAGAGCTGCAAGTCCAGACTCCACAGCAGTATCTAGTGCAACATTTGAATTTGATCAATGGACTCGTGTTCCTGCTGCTAATTTGTCAGGAGTTGATCGTACTTCAGGTTACTATGTGGCTGGAGTCAACGAACCTGGCTTGGATCTGCCATTGCTGATTGACGGTATTGACTACCCAGGTGTGCAAGTGTTTGGTCGACAGTTTACATCCAATACAGATCTAGATGCTGTGTATTCCAGCAGTTTCCAAGACATTTATCTTGGCACAAGGTTCTCTGACATCAATGTTGACGGTGGCGAGTTTATTGGACCATACGAAGGACACGCACCAGAAGAACTGGTCAACGGTGCAGAATATGACACAGTTGATATTCGTGTGTATACTCGTCCTGGTTCAGACTGGAGTTTGGAAGACAACGTTGCTGGCAATGACGGTCATGGATTTCAGTTAGTAAGTCGTCGCTACATATTTGATGATGATCAACCTGTACTGAACTGGGATGGACTAGTAGAAAATCCTGTGTCCATTGTGGTATCCAACGCCACTACCGGTATTGATCTTGTGTCTGGAGTTGACTACACTGCAAACTGGGTCAACCGCACAGTTACAATTCTAAATCGTGTGGACGCAGCAGATCTAGTGAACATAACGGTATACGAACTAGGCGGCGGCAGTCAGTTGTACAGACAAAACTACATTGGCAACAACGTTGATGATTTTGTGATTGTACCAGTCAACGTCAACGAAATTTATGATCCAGTGTTGTTTGTAAATGGTGTAAACACTCAGGTAGTTGATTGGGAAGCATACTATCCAGCTACCGTGTGGAATCAGTTGCAGGCATACAATCGATTGGATGTGGTACAAACTACCAGCCCTACCATGTACTACCGTGCTGTACAAACAGTACCTGCTGGTATTGCTATCACTAACACAGACTACTGGTTGAATTTTGTCCCTGCTACGCAAAGCAAAATATTGTTGGAACAAGCATACACTACTACTGATGCATTAGCACTGACAGTACTGGGCGAGACTAGCCCAATTCAGTACTCGTGGAGTACACCGCAGACACAAAACATCTTGGTGACCAGTTCAATCAACTCTACCAAGACAGTTACACTGACCAACAGCGTGGAAGGAACCAACATTCCCAACATGATTGTGGAAGTGGCTGGCCAGAGACTTCGTCCCTACGAAGGCATTGAATGGATTAGCGATGGCACAACTCTCAGCTTTGGTTTACCACAACGTGGCGGATACCAGCAGAGCATTATCAACGCCGAAACTGACATTGATGTTTATGTTGACAACGTTCTGCAGGTGCAAAGCATTGGTGACGTAGTTGGAACATACAGTGTGACCAACTGGGACGGTAGCAATACCCCTGGTCGCCAGGTGCTGTTTGCACAACCTCCAGCAGAGGCATCAGTAATACTGATCACTGTCAGCACAGTGGCAGCTTACTTGGTATCTGGCAATACGTTGCAGTTGGTCAACGCACCCCCATTGGGAGACATTGTCAGTGTTACTACCTGGAACGACACTGCACAACAAAACATTCTTACCTTGGTGTTCCAAGGACCAGAAGACGAAGGTGTGGTAATCACTGAACCTTATGACAGTACTGCATTTGATGCTGGAATAGTCAACGACGATCCAGGATCTTTTGACTATTCTGTGGGTATTACTATCCCTAACAACAATCTTGACCTGCAACGATCTGGAATTCAAGCCAATCGCTTGTGGGTTACATTAAACGGTCGTCGATTGTTTGACGGCAAAGATTTTATTGTTGACGGAGACATATTGATCTTGGCATCAGGTGCAATGGACAATTCTGATATTGTTGTAGTAACTGAATTCACAGAAAGTATTGTGCCTGAAGCTATTGCTTTCCGTGTATTCCAAGACATGCGTGGAGTGCAAGCAACATATCGCATCACTTCGTCAACTACAACTACTCTAGTGCAAAACTTGTCAGCCACGGCAGACATTGTGTATGTGCGTGATGCTAATGCGCTTACACAACCAAACTTGCCTGACGGTATTTTTGGTGTGTGTACTATCAACGGTGAACGTATCATGTATCGCGAACGAAACACTGCATTGCACACTATTTCAGGCTTGATGCGCGGCACGGGCGGTACAGCAGCAACATCACACAATGTGGGCACAGAAGTATATGACATTGGTCGTGGTAACTTGATGTTTGAAGAATATCAAGACTATATTGACAAGAGTTCCACAATTGGAGACGGATCTACCACAGTGTTCTATTCAGACATTGATATTAACAACCCAGATGAGTCTAGTTCAGTTGATATTCGTGCTGTAGAAGTGTATGTAGGAGGAGTAAAACAACTGCCTTACGTGGACATACTTACTGCGGATCTTGAACTTGGCATATCTTACAACATATCGTTCTTGGGCACAACAAACTGGAACAACATAGCTGGCACAGTTGGTATCACTTATGGTGTTAATGACAAGATCACTGTGGCCGCAACAGGCACAGGCACAGGTACAGCAGTGCAACAAACCACGCAATATCGCTGGACTGAAGCATTGTTTAGTCCCGTAGCAGTGGAGTTTGTGGTCAACGATGAAGTGATTCCACCGCTTGCAGCACCAGCAGCCGGCAACGACATAACAATTTTGGTACGTCGAGGCAAGAGTTGGTATCGTCCAGGGTCTAACACACCAAGCGATGGTATTGCTCTGCAAGAAACTGACACTCGTGCAGCAAGGTTCTTTCGAGGCATTTAACACGGATAAATAACAGACCATGTCAAATACTGTACAAAACAAACCTGCTGCAACAACTCAGCAGCAAAAGCCCAAGCGTCCCAATGAACAAGGGACCATTTCGGTGCAAGCACATTTTAGGATTTTTGATCCTGCTACACAAAAAACCTTGGTGGAGGGACGAGCATGATCACATCTGGATTGGCCAAAATTACCGGGCATGTAAAAATATCTGACCCCAACAGCGGCGAAATATTCTACAACGATCACAACGCTATTCACTACGAAAACATCAGTATTGCAATGGCTCAAACGCTGGCTGATCGCAACACAGGATACATCTACGAAATGGCATTTGGCAACGGTGGCAGCAGTGTAGATCCCACTGGCGTTATCACATATTTGCCCCCAAACACCACTGGACAAAATGCTGACTTGTACAATCAAACATATGCAAAAGTGGTCAACGATAATTCAGCTGCTGATACCGATCCCGAAAACAACAAAATGACTGTGATTCACACGTCAGGCACAGTGTACACAGATATATTGGTAACATGCTTGCTGGACTATGGCGAGCCACCAGAACAACAGGCATTTGACAACAGCACAAACTTCAACGGGGAATTTGTGTTTGATGAACTGGGGCTCAAGTCCTGGAACGGAAGTGCAGATAATTTGCGATTGATCACTCACGTGATTTTTCACCCAGTACAAAAGAGCTTGAACCGTCAAATTCAAATTGACTATACTCTTCGAATCCAGACATTGAGCAACATCAATGCTGTATAAATATGACAATATTAGGAACAGGTAACTGACATGGCTTATGTAATTAATCTTACTGACGGAACCACTTTTGCAACCATTGCAGACGGCACCGTCAACACCTCAAGTAGCATGATACTGGTAGGTAAGAATTACGCTGGATACGGCGAGTTTCTTGACGAAAACTTCATCCACTTGTTGGAGAATTCGGCAAGTACTACATCACCTTCAGCGCCTCTGATTGGACAGTTGTGGTGGGACAAATCCGCTAACTTGCTGAAAGTAAACTACAACGGTAATCCGTCCACAGGTTGGAAAACTATCAGTGCAGCCACTGCCAGTGCCAGCGCACCAAGTGCAAACGTCACAGGTGACCTATGGTACGACACAGTAAACCAACAATTAAAAGTTTGGACTGGAAGCAGCTTTATTGTGGTAGGACCTGCATTTACCAGCGCAACTGGCACAGCCGGTGCTGTTCCTGAAGCCATTCCCAACTCAGGTGGCGGCCCTGACATTGATGTTACCAGTTTGTATGTTGCGGGTGTTCGCACAGCAATTGTAAGCGATACAGCTGAGTTTGTGCCAAGTGCGCCAACCAGCACAACATTCCCTAGAATTTATCCTGGCCTAAACCTCAACAAAGGTATTTCTGACGCTGGGTTTGCTGGCAACATTTTTAACCAAGGCAACTTGCGTTTGGGTGCAAGTGGTAATGCCGCAGTAGTAATTGTGACTGGTACAGGGGCTAACGTCACTGGTTATGTTACTGCTACAGCCAACGTCACAGGAGCCAACATCATTACTGCTGGTTTTGCTAGTGCTACAGGCAACATCACTGGTGGTAATATTAGTACAACAGGTTTGTTGACAGCAGCTGGCAACGTGATTGGCGGCAACATAAATTCAGCAGCAGCAATTAGTGCTGTAGGCTTGATAACAGCAGGTGGCAACGTTACAGGTGCCAACATTGCAACCAACGGCATTGTAACCGCAGCAGGCAACATCACCGGTGGCAACATTCTTACATCAGGACAATTGAGTGCTGGTGGTGCAGTCAACGCCACAGGCAACATCACTGGTGGTAACATTATCACAGGCGGCGGCGTTACTGCCACAGGAACTATCACTGCCAGCGGCAACATTGTGGCTGGTTCAGGTAGATTCTTCCTAGGCGATGGCGGTCTTCTCAGCAACGTTAGTGCAGCCATTAGCGTGACTCGAATTGAAAACGGTACGTCCAACGTGGCCGTGGGCACCAGTGGTGGCAACGTCACAATAGGTGTTGCTGGCACAGCCAACGTGGTTGTGATCTCAACCACGGGCGTTACTACCAATGGCCTAACAGTACCCAGTATCACCAAATCAGGTTCAAACGCAGTGGGCAATATTGGTTCTAGCAGCAACTATTTCAACCAAGTGTTTGCTACAGCTACTACCGCCTTGTACGCTGACGTTGCAGAACGTTTTGCAGCAGATGAAGTATTGGTTCCAGGTACAGTGGTTGAACTAGGTGGCACACAAGAAATTACCAGATCTCAGACTGATTTAAGTGAAAACGTTTTTGGCGTGATAAGTACAAGACCAGCTTATACCATGAATGGTGGAGCAGGCGATGACGATACCCACCCCAAAGTTGCTATGACTGGACGAGTTCCTGTTCTAGTAACAGGTGTAGTGAAAAAAGGCGATCGATTGGTCAGTGCCGGAAACGGTATTGCTAGAGCGGCAAAACCAGGTGAAGCTACTGCATTCAACACAATTGGACGAAGTCTGGTTGACAAAACTACCCCTGAATCAGGTACAATTGAAGCTATCGTCACAATAAAATAACAGGATCACAGCATGACATACACAAGCGGTGGCTTAATTCAGGCCACAGACTACAACGGATTTGTAAGCACCACATCAGGCGCCAACGTCAACAACGTGTGGAGTACCGGATCGGGTGATGCTGGTTGGGGACAGCCTGCACTGAGCACAGTGGCCGCTACCAATACAATTACCGCTACACAATGGGCTTCCCTGGTCAATACATTAGTAAACATGGGAGCTCAGACTGGTACCACTATCACCGCTCGAACAGCTCCTACCGCAGGCCAAACTATCAATATTTTGGCAGCACTCAACACAGACCTAACCAACATCACAGCCAACCGTCAAAACGCTGTGGCCAACGGCACACAATTCACAGGTTGGACCGGAACCAACAGCAAGACCGCGGCCACATCTGGTAGCCCGTGGAGCATTACATTTACCAACACAGTGACCTGGGCCAGTGCAGATGCTGCACGTTATTTCTTCAATGCAGGCGGTCGCATCAAGATTGATGTCAGCAAAAACGCCACAGGTGCCTTAGGTGATCCTGAATGGAATGACCTAGCCAACACCCTGTGCGGTGATATCTTTATCACTGGCGGTTCGGCTACACAAACCATTGCAGGTACAGCTTATACAGGAACTACCAAAATTGGCGGTTCGGGCACTCCTAATACCCTGGCTACCACAACAGGTTGGAATGATCTAACTGCTGGTGCAGCAGCCACACTTGTGTACAAGCAATTTGCCGACACTGCACCATACACATCAAACTTCATTCAGCACAGTATTGCCAAAGGTGCCAGTTCCAACACATTGGTAATTACCACATTGTGGAGTGCAGTAGACGGCGATCCTATTTCGGGCGGTACTGCAAGTTCTGGTGCTACTCCGGGCACAGCACCAACCACTATTGTGACCTATTTCCCACCAAGCTCCACTTACTTGTCAACTACAAGTTGGGGAACACCCACAGTAGCTGCCACAACAGCTTAACCAAAAAGGGGCAATTGCCCCTTTACTTTTGACAGCGTCTCGTCTATAATAGTGTTATGGATACCAATGCTTTAATTTCCCACGCACGAAGTCGATTTGATCATGCTACAGCTCGACGAATACTCAAAGAAAAATATGAGGCTCGCATGTTGTTTGCCTATCGCGGCGGTATGTTTCGAGCAGGCCCAGAATTGCTGACCTTGCTACAGGCTATACCAGTTGAAGACGATGTTGTCGTTTTGGACCTGTATGAAAACCCAGTCAAGGTAACACCGCAGGAACTACAGTATCTTGTGCTTGACCGATGGCAAGAGCAAATGAATGCATGGTTGGCAGAATATGAATCAAACAATCAAAAGCGATGACCACAGGCGCACTTATATTTGCGTTCAACAATGAACAAACCGACTACGTTGCTATGGCTGGGTGGTGCGCTCGAAACATTCGTAGGCACCTTGACATTCCAGTTGCCATTGTCACCGACTGTGACCTAGGATCTGGCGCTCTTGAACAATTTGAAGAGGTCATATATGCACAACCTGCGCCAGGAGGAACCCGTTGGTTTGAGGATTATCAAAACACTGTTACGTGGCACAATGCAGCTAGAATCAACGCTTACTCGCAGACGCCGTGGGATCGAACGCTGGTTGTAGATGCTGACTATGTGGTGGCCAGTTCACAATTGCGCTATGTGCTGGAGTACAACACAGATTTTATGTGCCATCGAACTGCAATGAACATAGCCACTGGTTACCCTTTAGCAGGATTAAATGTGTTTGGAGATCATGACATGCCCATGTGGTGGGCCACAGTCATGATGTTTCGCCGAAGCAACACAGCCCAGTACATATTTGATTGCATGCAAATGATACATGCTAATTGGGAACACTATCGAGCTTTGTATGGAATCAACAACCGTACCTATCGCAACGACTTTGCACTCAGCATTGCTGTTGGTATTGTGTCAGGGCAAACTGGTCAAGTGGACACAATACCATGGCCCTTGATGAGTGCTTTGCCTGAGAACCGGATTTCTCATGTAGCACAGGATCATTATCAAATTGATACCGAACCGGCTCGATATACCACGTGGTACGGCCAGGATTTTCATGCCATGGGCAAGCAACATTTGGAGAACATAATTGCGGCCCATTGAAGAACAAGGCTACGTGATTGTGGCCGTCAACACTGATTCAACCAATTATGTAGACTGTGCCAGGCAGTTGTCCCAAAGCCTCAAGACTCATGTGCCTTCTGCACGAATATGTCTGATTACTGACCAAGCAATTGAAGATGCATGGTTTGATCATGTACGTGTGCTGCCTGCTGTGTTACCCAACCCTTACGCCAATGATGCACAGATTTTTAAACTGAGTCCATTCCGTGAAACTATCAAGCTAGAAGCAGACATGCTGATTGCCAGTGATATCTCACACTGGTGGACCATGTTTAGACATCGCGATGTTGTGATTTCCACAGGTTGCCTAAACTGGCGCGGAGATGTTAGTACTGCTAGAAACTATCGCAAGGTGTTTGACGATAATCATTTGCCAGATGTGTACAATGCTGTGACCTATTGGCGACTGAGTGAGACTGCTAAAAATTTCTTTGGCTTGGTACGCGACATATTTGCCAACTGGTCACACTATCAACAAGTCATAAAGTTTGCGCCCGAACAACCTGATACTGATCTAGTGTATGCCATGGCCGCACAGATCATGGGACCGGAACAAGTAACCATTCCGTTTGCATCATATCCCAAGATTGTACACATGAAGCGACATCATGCCGGCACAGACACTGAAGACTGGACACAGCAACTGGTGTGGGAAACAGATCCCCTGCGCATACAAACCATTGCACAACATGGTGCATTTCATTACAACAGAAAGAGCTGGCGTGTTTGATATTGAATGGCCCGAGCCTAAGCCTGTGTTCTATCGACTGTATCATGACGCAGATGGCCGTCCACTATTCTATACCATGGAGGACGAGCCTGGTACATACATCGAAATTGATCAAGCTGCTTATACTCGAAGCAATATGCGAGTGCGTGTGCGAGATGGAAAGTTAACTGAAGTTGCTTGGCGCACAACACAAAAATTAACCCCCGGCGAGACTGGCACACCCTGTGATCCGCGCAATGTGGCCATTGTGACCCAGACCACGCCTTGTACAAAATGGAGCAAAAGAACTTATGAAGCAAGTTGATGTTGCAGACCTAGACTGCATTTACTTAACATACGATGAACCACAAAAAGAAGAGTTTTGGATCAAAATTCGCAACATGGTGCCTTGGGCGAAACGGGTGGATGGTGTCAAAGGTTCTGACGCGGCGCATAAAGCGGCCGCGGCTGTATCAGACACTGAACGGTTTGTACTCATCGACGGGGACAATCTCCCAGACCCAGCGTTTTTTAATCAAACGTTACATTTTCCTAGTGCGGAATATGAAAATGCTGTTTTCCGTTGGAGGGCTCGTAATCATGTCAACGGACTCATGTACGGCAACGGAGGGTTGAGTTCGTGGACTCGTGAGTTTGTGAACACCATGCAAACACATGAGGCATCTCTAGGGCAAGACGAAACTGATGTAGAGTTCTGTTTTGATCCACGTTACTGGCCCATGTATGATTGCTATTCAACCACATATCCCAATGGCTCGGCATTTCAAGCATGGCGTGCTGGCTTTCGTGAAGGTGTAAAAATGTGCCTGGATCGTGGTCGTAAGCCAACCACAGTCGAATTTTCAGAACGTGTGCATCAACGCAATCTTGACAATCTCACTATATGGCACAACGTAGGTACAGACGCAGAATACGGTGAATGGGCCATTGCTGGCGCACGCCAGGGCACTTATATGACCATGCTTACTAATTGGGATCATAAACAAGTGCAGTGGTTTGATGCCCTGGCTGAGTTGTGGGAGACGGTCAAAGACGGTCAACCTCGACTGCTCAGCAACAGACTGGCTGAAGACCTGCACACACAACTGGCTCTGCCTATGGCCATACTGGAGCCAAATCAAAGTGCTTTCTTCAAACAACACTACAGATCCAACTGGCACAATCAAGGCATCATGATTCGAGAGATTGATGTGATCCGTAAACAGGAAGGCTGGTAATGAGCAAAGGCGACCAAAGTCGCTTCATGCGATCAGCTGAGCAAATGAAACAGGACCTTGGTCCTGCATTGTGTTTGGCCAAATGGAAACAAGTGAGTTTTCACTTGCCCACAGGTCTCAACAACTCATGCTATCATCCTCCCTTGCACAAGATCACTGAGGCTGATCTTGCAAGGCCCGGCGGACTTCACAACACTGATCACAAAAAAGCTCAGCGTGTGATGATGCTGAAAAATGAAAAGCCCACAGAGTGTCAGTACTGTTGGAACATGGAAGCCAACGACAAACTCAGTGACCGCCACTATCGTTCAGGAGAACCCTGGGCCGCTGTGGACTTTGAACGGATTCGCAACTTAACAGGAACAGAAGATGACGTCATACCCAGCTATGTTGAAGTTAATTTTAACAACGCTTGTAACCTTAAGTGCAGTTATTGCTCTCCCCAGTTTAGCTCTAGCTGGGCCGACGAAGCTAACCGTTATGGCGCTTATGCTACTTCCACACCACATAATGCTCCTGAACACTTTACAGGATCTCGACGTGTTATTCCCGCTAGGGAACACAATCCCTATGTTGAAGCGTTTTGGGATTGGTGGCCCACACTGTATCCTGAGCTAGAACACTTTCGCATGACCGGCGGCGAGCCGCTAATGGACAAGAATACCTATCGAGTATTTGACTATGTGTTGGATAATCCCAGTCCCAAGTTGCATTTAAACGTAACATCAAACTTCTCAGTAGAAGATGCACTGTTTGAAAAATACTTGGGCTATGCCAAGCAGCTATGCACACCCAACATTGAACACTTCATGCAGTATGTGAGCTTGGATTCAGGACGCGGCGCTCAAGCTGAATACATTAGACACGGCATGAGTGCTGATCGAGTGGTACGCAATGTAAATCGTTTCTTGACTGAAGTACCTACTCGCAACAGTCTGACCTTTATCATTACCATGAACAATCTGGCAGTGACTGGCTTTCAAGACTACATGGAATGGATCCTGCAACTTAGACGCACTCACAGTACAACCTATCAGCGTGTGTGGTTTGATACTCCTGTGCTGCGGGAACCTGCATGGCAAAGCTTGCAGTTGTTGCCCGAAAGCTATGCAGTAGAGCTGGAAAAGTCACGTGACTTCATGCTGGCCAACATGACTACAGATGCCAACCCCTTGCACGGATTCAAGGATTACGAAGTGCAACGTCTAGAACGTGACATTGCCTGGATGCGAACAGGCCAAGGACAAGATCACACTGTGGCCAAAGCTGACTTCTATCGTTTTTTCTCAGAGCACGATCGTCGCAGAGGCACAGACTTTAAGAAAACGTTTCCTGAAATGGCCACCTGGTGGCACGAATGTGAATACTATGCTAGGGTCACATAAGATTGCAGTAGACACTTGGGCCGAAGTCTATGACTTGTTGAAGCCCTATTCCGACGAAGAATTCTGGCAATGGCCTGCTGAGTTAGATCCCAGCACTGTGTACATTGTGGGCCGTGTGCTGTTGAAACAGCACTGGACAGAAATCACAGAGTGGGCTACTCAGTATCCAGGGAGCATTGTGTTTTCAAATCCTGCTGAAGGATCTGAAACTGTGTTGCTGCAACTCCGACGATTGCGTATTGCTGACCATGTGCGCGATGGTCGCATTGGCTTGTTGACCTCTGGTGACTTAGAACCAGGATGGCGTTATTGCAAAACAGATTGCTACTTCTCTAACATAGTGGAGTACACAGAAAACAAGGCAGCACAGATTGAAGGTGCCTTGGAATACAAAGAACATCGTCCTTATGAATTTTTGTTCCTTAACGGACGATTGCGACCACACCGCAAGTACCTAATGGATCATCTAAGAGCACAAGGCATGTTGTCACATGCACTGTGGACCAATTTGGGCAGTCAAGTCGAAATGGCATTTACGTCTGCGTTGGACACAGGCAAAACAGAACCTATACGTTTGTTGCCGCCTGAATACGAAATAGATCGTGCTGTGCCGCAGTTAAACGCAGTCCCTGACGCAGGCTTTGTCAAACATCAACTGTTCAACAACACCTGGGGCGATGCTATTGTGAATCATCGTTGCTACACAGACACCTGGTTCAGTTTGGTAACAGAAACCATTTTTGATTATCCCTACACATTTCGTACAGAAAAGATCTACAAGCCTATTTTGATGGCACATCCATTTGTGGTTGCAGCCAATCGTGGATATTTGCGAGATCTACGCAATGCAGGATTTCAAACATTTCACACATTATTAGACGAAAGCTACGACCAAATTGATTGTCCACAAGCCAGGAGTGAGCGTATAATAGATACAGTACGTGCCATAAGTTACTCGGGCTCTGGGGATTTCTGGAAGGCCAGCCGCGACATCTGTAAATACAATCAGCAACATCTTGTGGAATACAACCGGCAGCAACGGGCTGAGTTATCCACTTTACTAGAACAATACCTCAATGAACGATCTTGATTTTCGCCAGCAAGTACTGGATACCTTGAGTCCTAGCTTTTGTGGGGCAAAGTGGTTTAATGCTACCATTTGGCTTGGTAGCGGCATGAGCACCAGCTGCCACCATCCGCCAGCTCATTTGGTGGACATTGATAAAGTCACAACCAACCCTAAGCTGCTGCACAATACACCGCAAAAGAAAGATGACCGCGCACGAATGATTGCAGGCGAGAGACCTGCAGGTTGCGAATACTGCTGGAAAATTGAAGACATGGGTCGAAGTGCTGTGAGTGATCGTGTGTACAAATCAAAAATATATCCCATTGCTGCATTAAAGGAAGCACATGAAACTCCCCCAGATCAAGACGTGGATCTACGAACTCTTGAAATTTCTTTTGATCGGACCTGCCAGTTTGCTTGTAGTTACTGCAATCCTGCTTTTAGTAGTACATGGGTTAAAGATATTAGGAATAACGGACCCTTTATGGGCCTTGTGTCTGACGGTCGTAATCACTTTACGCATGAGCACTCTAGTGCTCAACTGTATCGTTTCGGGGAGACCAATCCGTATGTTGAAGCTTTTTTTGCGTGGTGGGAATCAGATCTTCATCACACTCTACAAGAATTGAGAATCACCGGAGGTGAGCCCTTGATGAGCGGCCACACTTGGAAACTGATTGATTGGTTCCGCAACAACCCAGGACGCAGTAACACACGATTGGCCATTAACTCAAATCTAGGTGCCGATGTAGACGTAGATCGATTGTTGGATTCAATACAGGGACTGGATGTGGATATCTATACAAGTCAAGAAGCCGTGGGTGTTCAAGCTGAATACATACGTGACGGTCTAGACTATGCTGCATGGCAAGCCAACGTGGAAAAGATCTTGGCCAGCGGTCGTGTGCGTACCTTGCACTTTATGGGCACAATCAATGCACTGTGTTTGCCTAGTCTAACAGATCATTTGCGCTATCTATTAGAACTAAAGCAACGTTACGGACGTAACGCAGTAAGTTACACACTGAACATTTTGAGATTTCCTAGTTTTCAAAGTGCGCTGGTCATGCCACATCAACTACGTGCTAGATTTGCTGCAGAACTAAAAGAACTGCACTACCGCAATCAACGCAACCCACTGTTTCATGAACACGAACTAGATCATGTACAGCGGCTAATAGACTACTTGGATGTGGTTGAAACACCGCACTCGGAAGCGTTTGATCTTCCCAAGTTACTAAATGATTTTGCACAGTTCTTTTCACAATACGATCAACGTCGTGGCAAAGACTTTGCTAGAACATTTCCCAAATTAAAAGAATGGTACAATGGCCTATAATTACAACTCCACAGACCTAGTGAAACCCACTAGATTAAATGAACGTGAGCAATTTTTGCTCAAAGAATCCAAGACCTTTTGCATGTATCCTTGGATTCATTTACACGCCATTCCCACTGGTGAAGCTTATCCCTGCTGCCATTCGGTAAACTGTGTCGCGGTGGGCAACGTAAAAAACAACACTTTAGAGGAAATTTGGACAGCTGAACCCATGCAGACTCTGCGTGATGACATGCTAAATGAACGACCTAATGCAACTTGTCAACGCTGCTACGAGCAAGAAGAGTCAGGATTCTTTAGTGGCAGACGCAGTGCTAACAAGCATCACGGGCATCACATTAAAAAATTAGAAAAAAACCCGTTTGAAATGACGTACTGGGATATTCGTTTCAGTAACTTGTGTAATCTTAGTTGTCGTAGTTGTGGGCATATGTTAGTTCAAGCTGGTATCAAGACCAGGCCAAACTAGCCGGTGGCAACTGGAAAGACAAAAACAAAGTATTGAACTATGCTGGTAGTACTGAACTAGACATGTGGGAACAGCTGACACCGCATTTGGATTATGTAGAGCAAATTTATTTTGCAGGTGGAGAACCACTGCTTATGATCGAACACTACAACATCTTAGAAGAACTATTAAAGCGTGGACGTACAAACGTGCGACTAATTTACAATACTAATTTCACGCACACTGACTTAAAAGGCCGCAGTGTATTTGAATACTGGAAACAGTTTGACAGTGTGGCTGTAGGCGCCAGCCTAGATGCATCAGGCGCACGTGGTGAATACATACGCAAGGGCACAGACTGGTCGGTGATAGAGCAAAACCGCAGGGACATGCTGGCCATCTGCCCCGACGTGGACTTTTACATCAGCCCTACATTAAGCATAATGAACGCATATCATTTGGCAGATTTTCATCGAGACTGGGTTGAGCAGGGTCTAATCCTTCCCCAAGGTCTCAATGTAAATATCTTGCAAGATCCTGCTCATTATCGAATTGACATTGCTCCTGCAGATTACAAAGCAGAATTAACTGACAAATGGCAAAGTCATCTTGAGTGGTTGCGTCCACAAGATCGGTTACAGCGAGCCACAGTGGGATTTGAGTCAGCTATTCAGTTCATGATGCAGACTGACAATACCCACTTGATAGATACCTTCTGGCGCAAGACACATGAATTGGATACTATTAGAAAAGAAAACATCTTAGATATAATTCCTGAACTGGCCGCACTGAAGTAAATGAAACTGCATGAATATTTCAATAGACTTCGGACTGGTACTCAGCAGCTGGAATCCGTTGACGGCAAACATTTTATTACCACAGGATGTAGCCACACAGGGGCAATAGGACTAGACATCAGTCAAGGTTATACTCAACAGTTGGCGCACGAGATCAACAACATCACAGTGCAAAGTGTCATGCACAATGGGCACAAAAATTAAAAGGATTGCTAAATGAATATACCACACAATAAATTTTGTGTACTACCTTGGATCAGCTTGGAAGCCAGCCCTGTAGGTACTGTAAGACCTTGCTGTCTGGCCGACGATGAAATAGTGGACAATAGCGGCAACAAGTTTGAATTGTTGACTGCCGACTTTGCTGACATTCAAAACAGCAATCACATGACCTCTTTGCGACAACAGTTTCTTGACGGCAAACAACCCCAAACTTGTAGAAAGTGCTGGAATGAAGAACGTGCTGGCCGCACCAGCAAACGCATGCACACTTTAGACCGAATGAAACACATGAACATCAGCAGTGAATGGACTGCTGATGCTAAACCTCTAATGTTCCTGGATCTCAAGTTGGGCAACATCTGCAACTTGAAATGTCGCATTTGTGGTTCTTGGTCAAGCAGTCAATTTGCCACAGAAGAAATCAATCAGTTGCCCAGAGAAGAACAAAAGCAATCGTTTGCCTATCAGATGTTGCGTGCTGGTGCCTGGCCCAAAGAAAATGAAAGCTTTTGGCAGCAGATTAACGATTGCTTGAATGATATTCGATACATTGAATTCACAGGCGGTGAGCCATTCATGATTGAGCAGCATTTTGCCATGCTGCAAGGTATTGTAGATCGTGGTATTGCGCATCAAGTTGAAATACACTACAACACCAACGGCACACATTATCCTGAACAGGCCATTGAAATTTGGAAGCATTTCAAAACAGTAGAGATAGCATTCAGCATTGATGACTTAGGCGCTAGATTTGAATATCAACGCAGCAACGCAGTGTGGTCTGAAGTGGTATTCAATATTGATCGTTTCCGTTTACTCAGGGAAGACTATCCCAATATTCAATTACAGTGTTGCAGCACAGTGAATGTGTTCAATGTACGATATATTGATCAATTGGCCAATTGGATTGCTATTCAAGATTTTAACTTTGTGTACTGGAACATGATGCATGATGCTTGGTACTTCAGCATTGCGACCCTGCCTGAGTCTGCCAAGACCGACATTATATTGCACTTAGAATCAGCTAACATTCCGTCACAGTGGCGTGAAGAATTTGATCGTATCTGTGACTTCATGCGCCGGGGTGCATCAACTGATGGATTCATGCTGCGAATGAAAGTTCGTGATCTAGATCGCAAGCGTGGACAAAATTTAGCCACAGTGGAGCCAGAGTTTGCTGCCTTGATTGAATATGACTACAACAAAGCCTGATACATTGTGCCTTGCGCCATGGACGCATACCTATCTTTCGCCACAGACTGAGCGGCGATTGTGTTGCGCCAGCCGCGAACCTGCACAGAACTTTGAACAGTACATAGATACCAGCGCAGGCACAGGCCGGTATATCCCTGTAACACTGGAGCAACACTGGAACAGTGAGCATATGCGAAGTGTTCGTCGTAGAATGATGGCCGGAGAAACCTTGCCTGAGTGCGATGTATGCAATTCAAAACTACTGAACACATCAGTGTACAGGGATTATTTTGGACACCTGTTCGGACACAAATTATCGGAAGTATATGCCACAACTGATGTCAGTGGAGAGACCACAATGCAGCCTGTTAGCTGGGATTATAGGTTCAGCAACCTGTGTAACTTTAAGTGCAGAACCTGCGGCGACATGCTATCGTCGTCATGGGAGACCGAAGAAAAGACTCAAGACATGGTTAATTGGGACAATCCAAAAAACAATTGGATGGTGCCCAGTATACGACAGCAAATCACACAGTTTCAAGATAATCAAATTGAACAAGAATTCAGTGACGCTGTGGATCAGCATCGAGTAGAAGAAATATACTGGGTCGGCGGCGAGCCCTTGATGTATGAACAACACTGGCGCTATATGCGTCGAATTGTAGAACTAGGAGATGGAGGCAGAGTTTATGCTAGATACAACACTAACCTTAGCAGAATTAATTACAGGGGCACTAATCTATACAGTGATATCCTGGCGCATGTTCGTGACTGGCAAATCTGTGCCAGCATTGACGGAACAGGAATCACCGGTGAATATATTCGAACTGGCCTGGACTACCCCACCTTTTTAAAGAACTTTGAAGAAGGTCTTCAATATCAACGGCACCGCAGGCAAATGCGATTGGATTTTACACTCACACTACCAGGAATGTTTGAAGTTGATGCTATACAACGCCTGGCTCAAACATATGATGTGGAACTGTTGAGCAAGGTGATGTTCAGCTTTGACCCTAGTATTGTAATGAGTCCGTTGGCTCTGCCTCGTGAATTGTTGGATCCTTGGTTGGATGAATTGATTGCTGAATCTACAGCAGCCAGTATGCGAGAAGTATTGACCCAATTGAAGTCACGACCCACATTTGGCGAACAATGGCCTGATACATATCGCACAGAGCTTGCTCGTGGCAAGGCTCGTGTGTTAAAATTAGAAAGCATACGCACAGCGCCAACTTCAATGGCACAAATTTTAAGTGCTAGACCAGCTGTGAAAGAATGGTGGGATCAAATTGACTAAACAAATCACAATTACATTGCGAAGCAGTCGCACTGGCAGTTTGTTGCCAGTGTACATTGACGTATACAACAACAGCTTGAGTCGACGCTGGCTCTCTGCACTAACTGATTTGGTGCAGAATCAGTATCATCTGGAAAAAAACTATTGCTGGTTGGGCTGGACCGAAAGCGAACGCACAGCCGAACACATTTGCGGAGAAATTAATCGCAGCATAAATGCTGTGAATCAGGCCAATCTGGGCTATCGTATTGACTGTCCAGACTATGATGTGGCGTCAGTAATACAATCAGACTTGGACATCAATCACGAACGAATGAATTGGCTGCACCGATATTTTGAAGACCTGCAAGGTGTATCTGGAGCAATGAGTCCTTACTATACCGCAGCAGATGACGCTACCAGATGGCATATTCGCCAATTAAATTTGCTGTGTCACGAATTAGAAACTCTTGTGCTCAGTATGCGTAAGGCTGTGCAAGCACCTGAATGGCGTCGTCCCAGTCAACTGATGTGTTGGTTGCAAGCACCTCGATTCGAGCTTGAACCTGAAGACTACGAACTGTTTGGTATTGAAACAATCAATCGGCAACTGGGTGGAGTATATGTGGGTGTAAACAAAGCCGTGGGTAAGGCTCATTGGGAAGTTTTTTGCGACGAAGGTCGCGACAGCAGACTTAGTGAGTTAACTACAACTTCTCTGCGAGCACAAACACAGGCAGCTGGAGATTTTGATATTGAATGGGCCCGTGATCCCGGTGCATATCATTGGCAGCAAAAAAAATTAGCAGAGTTTAGAACTTGGCTTGCACAAAACGGATTCGACCCCGACGACAAGAGTTTGACCATAGGGCATCCCAAAGTAGCGCAAGTCAACTTGCTCAAGAGCTTTGGTACTACAGACTACGAAAAAATATGGGCCCAACTAGCGCACCATCTAGATGTGTATAAAATTCAAGTGGGTAATACTGAAGCTACATACACATACAACTGGAGCGATCCAGACTATGCTGAACAGCAGATAAAGGAACTAAAATGAACTGGATCAAAAGATTATGGGCACGAATCACTCTAGAAATTCGTTATCGCAAAAAACTCAAAGAGTTAAGAAAGCGTGATCCGTTTATTTACAAATGAATATACTAGGAATATCAGCTGGGTTTCATGATGCCGCAGCCACAGTGTTGTCGCCGCAAGGCGATATCCTGTTTGCTGGCCATAGTGAACGCTACAGCAAGAAAAAAAATGATGCTGACATCTGTTTGGAACTGTTGAATGAAGTAGACATGAGCACAGTAGGCACCATTGCCTACTATGAGCGTCCTTGGCTCAAACAGCTACGACAACTGTATTCAGGTCAAGGTGTTGAATGGAATAAAATAACCACTCGCCAAGTACTAGAAAAGCAGTTAGGCTACAACAGAATTAGTGGACGCAAGTTAACGTCAACCAATCATCACTTGAGTCATGCAGCAGGTGGTTTTCAAACCAGCCCATTTGATCGTGCCACTGTGGTGGTAATCGATGCTGTAGGCGAATTTGATACTATAACAATATGGGCAGCAGAATATGATAAATTGGGCAAAGCAAATTATAAAAAACTGTGGAGCCAGCGTTATCCGCATAGCATCGGACTCTTTTATTCAGCAGCGACTGGCCGCGTTGGTCTACGCCCACTAGACGAAGAATACATCTTGATGGGCATGGCCGCATATGGTGAACGTGGCTTTGGTGATCTCATGAAACAGGATCTCGTGGCAGACGATTGGAACATTAGGTTTCGTGAAAATTTGCACACTGGTCTCGAACAAAAATATCTTGGCCACGTAGACGACATAGACATTGCTGCCGGAGCACAGGATCTAGCAGAAGACCTGATCATGAATGTGATGGCTCGTGCTAGAGGGCATGGCTGGAGTCGCAATCTTGTGTATGCTGGCGGGGTTGCATTGAATTGTAGTGCCAACAGGAGGTTGGGTGAACTATTTGATAACATTTGGATTATGCCTTGTCCTGGTGATGCTGGCAGTAGTTTGGGCGCCGCCGCAATGGCTTATGGTGGTAGGATTGATTGGCGTGATGCTTTTCTGGGCCATGATATTGGCGGTGCTTACCCTGTTAATGCCATTTTGGATGAGCTTGTGTCTCATTGTATTGTTGGTGTTGCTAGCGGCAGGGCTGAGTTTGGTCCGAGATCACTAGGCAATCGTAGTTTGTTGGCCGATCCCCGCGGCCCTGATATAAAGAATCAAGTAAATGGAATCAAACGTAGACAAC